CTAAGCCACCTGCGACTTCAAAAATGCTTCGAGAGTATCTCCATCTTCGAAAACTTCTCCATCGTCTCGACCTTCCTCGTATTGGGAGAGAAACGCAACGATCGTGTAATGCATGTCGATTCCGGCGTTGTATTGAGCAACTCGTATATCTTCCATGCGATTGAGTTGTTTGCGTATCAATCGTGCAGCGGGTCCAGTAGCTTTCCCGAGTTTTTCCAAAGCATCCCGTGCCTCCCTGCGTTCATGGAACGGTTGAGCATAGGCTCCAATGGTCGCATCTAGTGCAACGAGTGCTTCATCAAGGATAGGAAAGAGCTGCTCTCTGATTTCGGAGTGATCGAAGCCTTCGACCGCGTGGCTGATTTTCTCAAGGCCGTCAGCAATTTTGCTCTTCATCTTCGCTCGCCAAATGCGGCATTCGAGTTCAACTTGATCAACGATTTTTACAAAGTCATTGACGCTGCTAACAACCGAAAACGCCGCCCCCCAGTCGACAGAGGGCTGTGCCGGCGCGAAATCGAAATCCTCTTTCAGTAATACAAGGGTCATCAAGTTCTCCTGAGGCCCTTAGTATAATGCACAAGGGTGAACATTCATACCCAATCGCCGTTGGAAAGGCAGCCTGAGTTGATCTTCGGGGAACGGTGATCGGCGCTCCCAACCAATTAACGCGGGTCTACCGGACTCTTATTTTAGGGCCTTACCAGCCCGAGACGCGGCACTAGGCCCTCGATGATGACGCAGCGCTGAAGCCAGTTGACATCGGCTGTAGGCGCGGCTGCTCCTCCAAAGGCTGGTGAGAACCCGTATGAAGAATTGGCGTCGTCATTGACGGCATCGCAGGGAATGCCGCCGTAAACGATCGGCATCCAGCCGCCTGCGCCTGACGTGGCTCCCCACATCAAGCCGCCACCGGTATATGTCCGCAGCCCGTTATTGGCACGCGTGACGAAACTGGTGACGGGGGTACGCTGCAACGGATTGGCTTTTGCCAACATGATGGCCGTTACGCTCTTTCCGGCCATGGATGCCCGCTCTGTGGCATCGAACGAGTTCTGAAGCTTCGAGAAATGGCCGTTGGCATCAGCCGGTTTGCATCTGGCGGAGTACGCCGCGCCGGTGCCTGGGAAGATATTGGCCGGGTCGGTATCTTTGGTGACGGTGTGTCCGGCGACGTTGGAAAAATTGACGGGCACAGCAGCTGACCAGTTCGAAAGATCACCGTTGCCAAAGAGATTGGTGCCGATCGGCAGCTCCATCCAGCTGACAGTCGAAAACGCTGCCTTCTTCGCCCTCCTGAATGTCGCCATAAGCGCATCCGCGACTTTTTGCGCGCCGGTCGAATTAGTCTGAGTATCCGAAGGATGGACGACGGGCGCGGCATCGCCAGTCCGATAAAGGTTCGCATCCTTGCCGGCGTCGATGAAAAGCTTGTGGCTATCGACAACCGTGAGGCTTGGGAAAACCGAGGCAACGCCGAGGATGGAATTATAGACCTTGTCGTAACCCGTGGTGTCGCGCCACGGGTTCTGTGTGGTGATGACCTGAGGAACGCCCTGCCATTGCCAGCTGATCAGGCCGATGACGGACCAGAACAGGCCGCGTCCTATCGACAAATCGTTGCCCGGCATTTCGAATGTCGCCATGTTGTGGCCGTGATGGATGATGGCCACGTCCGGTTTCGGGATCGCATCGATTGCAGCCGGTTTGCGCGATGCTTCGAACATGCAGCCGGCAACCTGCCCAGGCAAAGAGGCAAGCCAGACATCAATGGTTTGCGACGTTCCGGAACGGAGCGTCACCGGCGCGGCATATTCTTTCGGCCCGTTAGCCGAGGAGCCGCCCCATTCAGCCCAGCGATGCATGATGACCGTGGCATTGTAGAGATCGCCGACAGCCAGGGCGAATTTGTAATAGACGCCATATTCCGAATGCGCGGTGCTGTCGCCGTCGATGAAGATGACGACATTTTCACCGGCTTCGAGCCTTGTTTTCATGGGGCCGAAGGCGTTGGCAGCGAGTTGTTCGCCCCTCAATGGCGACGGCATGAGCGACACGTCGGCGGGCTGCGCCAAAGGTAGATTCAGGGAGCGAGCGAGCCCATTCATTCGGCGCTCCACGCCTTGATGGTCTTGCCGTCGTTATTGCCGGAAAGGGTGAGACGGACATTGGTGCATTTGGCGAAGCGCCGCACGGGCGGAATGGTGCTGGCGCTGATGCCGCCGAGCGATACCCAGGGCGCTGCGGCGTCCACCTGTCCCTCGACGTTGATGACGGCCGAGGAGCCGATCGGGATATCGGCCTGGATAGAGAAATCGCCAGTCGGGCTGAAAGTGCCGCTGGTGGCGGTTGCGGTGGCGGCGTTGATGCGTTCGGTCATCGGGTGTCCTTGGGGTCCGGGTTAAACTGAGGGTGCGAGGATTTCGGCCGCACGCTCTGCGCCGAAAAGCGTGGTGGCGATCTGCTGCAGGAGCGGCCACAGTTCGTGGTCGCTCCGGTATGATGTGGCGCTGTCGAAGATCTTGCGGATGCGGATTGGCTGTTGCTCAATCTCCGCGATGACCTGGGCAACCTCTCCGCTGTTGCCGTCCCCACCACCATCGAGGCGCGTCCAGAGATCGACGGCGTAAACGACCGTGGCAGGCTCCGGTGTGTTTTCCACATAGGGTTCGATGACATTTCCAGCGGTGACCCAATCCATGACAACCGACCAGAAATACGACCCTTCGGTAATGCCATAGTAAGTGTTGCCGTCATCCATCGGTCCTGCCGTGACTTTCGCGTTAGCATCATATGAAGCGCTGAAATCCATGTCATAACTCCGCATTGAGTGTCGTAATGGCTGACCCCTGATAAACGAGTGCCGGCCTGCCGGCGATTAGAGATGACGAAAGATTGACGTCGACCTCTACTGCGCCAACTGAGTTGTATGAGCCTGTTATAGATGAGATCGCTGCCGTGGCCCCGCCGTCGAAAACATTGCCGACGAGAGATATTGCGGGCACGATACGCATTTGCACAGGGAGAACACAGCCAAGCCTACCAGCGGTAGTTGATGTGCTGACGATGCCCCTTAGCGGCAAAAATCCCCTGAAGTAGTACCTCAGGCAGAGTTCAGCATCTTGAAAAACCTTTGACGAAAAGTCCGTAACATAGTCCCGCTCGATCTGCGGGAGAGAGACTGTGCCGATCCCGAATTCCACAGTCACATTAGACGAACCATTGCAAACCGCAGATACTGCGCCGGAGACATCATATGCCCCGGCACCAATGCGCCCCTGCGCTGTGCCAGACCACGATAGGAAGTACGTTCCTGGTTCGCCTGCAAAGGCAGCCGCCTCAATCACCTGCTGGAGAGATCCTGCCGTGATGGTGAAAGTAGTTACGCCATTGCTCGTCGCAAAAGTATACGTGCATCCAGACGCGCCAGCCTTGAAACGATCATGCCCATACGCGCCAGCGGCCAGAGTCACAGTCCCTGTGACTGCTCTTTGATTGATTGCGCCGAGTGGATTGATAAGCTTGTTTCGATAATTCCCAATTGGAACGAGAGCCGCGACACGAGCCTGCGCAGTTGTGAGCCCCTTGCCGAGTTTGCCGGTGTTATCAGCGAAGCCAACGATCTGATTTACAGCAACACCGCCAGCGGGACCCAAGAAATCGCCGGTGCCAGCGCCATCCATGCCAGCGGGAGCAAACAGTTCCCAATCGTCATTCGCTTCCGTCGGGAGCACTGGAGGCGCAACATTCGTGTTGGCTCGCAGGGCGATCCACGCAGACTTGTTATTGCGGACAACGTCATTTTTCGCGTAGGCATCGGTGTTGTTCCAGACGCCTGCCCATCGGATACCCGTCGGACCAATGTCTCCCTGATCGCCTTTTTCACCTGTCAGGAAAGCCGGATCGGACCAATCGCCGGCCGCCGCGCTGATCTTGAAATAAAGCGCCGCCCGCTCATCGCCGGCATTCGAAACGAGAACGATGAAACCAGCCGCTTCGCTCTCATAGGTGACAAGCCCTGCCGGCGTTTCGACAGTCGCATCCGCCTCAATGCCCTGGATGAGCGATGTGCGCGGAATGACCGTCGCCGTGCTGGCGCCGGTGAGAAGGATAAGATGATCCTGCTCTCCCTGGACGCCGGCGATCGCTGCGATCGTAGGATGGTTCAGTCGCTGCAGCAGCTCGGCAATCTTCACCGAGTTGGCGGCTTGCGCTTCCGTGTAGGTGTTTTCGCGGACAAGCGCATATTTGTAGGTGCCGGTTGCGCCCTGCCATTTGATCGCTGCCGTCATCTCAGTGTCGGTAATCGGGTGCTCGGATGCACCGGCACTGTCGTCGGGGAGGATCGGCAGTGGATTGCCCTCTGCCTCGACATGAACAGTGCCGCCGACGATGAGGGCGGTTTTCCACGCGGTATCAATGCCGGTGATGACGGCCGAGCCGTTGACGAGAGAAATCGTGCCGCTGGTGTAAAGGGCGGTCATGGTCAGTCCTTCTTCGGGATGCCAAAGATGTAATAGCGAATGCCGATCACCGGCGATGAAGGGTAGTTGTAGGCGACTGTGTAGGAACCGCCGCCATTGTCGATGAGGCGGGCATAGGCCGGATTGCCGGAGAAGGTGGTAAACACCGCCGCGTTCGGCTGGATGGTCACGAACGAACTGTCGCCGGAATCTCTCCAGGTAAAACCGAGGCTCGGATGGTTGAGGCGGTATCTGGCGGTGATCGGCGGGCGGATCATCTTGGAGTAAGATTCATCGCCGCCGTTCTGTCCGCCGTAGCCGGAGTGCACCGTCATATACCGGACGATCGGATAGAAATTCGTCGTATCGATCGGAATAGCCGTGTTTTGCGCACCGCTACCGACGCTGAAGTATCCCTGGGCTAGCAGCGAGATTGCCGGCCAGCGGCTGTCGACGATGATGTCCGCAAAGGCGGGAGGATCGCCTGCTCCGGGTCGCAGGAACTGGATGACATCTTCGCCATTCGCCGTGAACATGCGGAAGACATCGTTATTGCCGGCAGTCTGCGGCGTCTGGTCATAGGCAACGACCATGAACCGTGCCCGGCATGCGCCGTTCGGATTGCTGAAGTAAAGCCGGTCGCCGGCGATGCGCCAGTCCGCACCGCTCGGGGCGTCATGCGGGTTGGCGGGATAAATGACCGTGCTGCCGGTGTAGAAGTTGACGATGCACATTGTGCCATCCGGCACGGCCATCGGCAGGACATATTCCGAACCGCCCGAGGGGACAACGATATCATCGGCCGCCACGATCTTGGTCGGCCGGTTGCTGCTGTCGAAGGCGAGCTGGGTGCCAAAGGCCGTGTCGACGTTATAGCCGGGCTTTGCGACCTTGAAGCCGGTGCTGTCGATGTTGATTGCGAAATGCTCCGGATTGACCGGCAATGGCTGCGCATCGACGATGCCGGTCTCGTCACCCGGCAGGTTCCACACGAGGAGCTCGTTGGTCAGGTAGTTGTAATTGCCCGAGCTGACAGCCGCGAAGATATTGGAAAGCTGCAGGAGGTCACCGAAGGTCCGGTAGTTGTTATCAACGATGGTCCGGTTGTTGAGCTTCCAGCCAAAGTCAGACTGGTCGTTGAGCGGCATGACCGTGGCGATGCGCTCCCCCCGGCTTTCGTGGCCGTAGCTGCTAAGGATCGACCGGGCGTTGACATAATAATTGTCCGTGATCCTGCGGACGAGAACTTCGAACAGCGGCAGAGTGTAGTTCAGGCCGGGAAAATAGGCCGCCCGGTAGAAGACACGGTTTTGAACGACAGTGCTCGGATACCGCCAGCTGCGCATCGTGAAATTGTCATTGCTGGCGCCGGGCGGATAATTGTAATCCCCGTCGCGGTAGGGCTGGGTGTCGCGGCCGGCAATCTTCGCCTGGATGGCGAATTTGGAATTGTAGAGGAAGGCGCCCAAGGTGTTGTCGTGCGTCATCGCGGGGTCATAAGTGCCTTTGGTGATCTTGACGCTCTCGACGCCTTCGTAATCCGATCCGATGTGGATTTGGGTCATGAGCGAATCCTTATCCGCCCATTCTTGATGTCGATGGTCATCTTGCCGTTGTTGCCTTCGATCAGGCCGGCACGCACTGTGCCGATATTGGCGACAGCGAGTTTCGCGCCATCTTCATCGAAGGTGAACACGCCCTGACCGCCAGAACCATCAGGGGCAACGATGATAAACCGGTCAGAATAATGGATTTCCTGCGCCTTCAGCACGCCGCCCTGGTTGACGATTTCGAGGATGAATGCGCCGAGCGCCGTCTGGTCGCCCTTCTGGGCACGCACCGCAAATTCGACGTTTGCGAGGGTGTCGCCAATGGTGGTGGCTTTCATTGAAAGGTAGCCTTCAGCCACCACGTCATTCATCTCGGCGCGAACAGCGGAAAGACGGCGGGCCATGGCGCCTTCAGCCGTAACGCGGGTTTCTCGCTCATCGATGACGCTCGCGACAGCATCGCCCAGCTCCGATCGCATCACGTCACGGTCAAGCTTGGCGTCCATGTCGCTGGTGGCGACGGACATCGACAGGCTTTCGACGATGCCCGCCAGTTGGTCCATCTGGTGCTGCAGCTCCATAATGCGGTTTTTGACGTCGTCACGAACCTGCCCGAGACCAACGGTAATATCGGAGCCATCAATGTTCGGTGTCCGGACCGCGATCCAGCCGCCCCATTCGGTCGGACGGTTCGACGCTGGCACAAATTTTCCACGCGCCTGATAATCCGCATTGCCGGCCAGAACGGCATTGAGAACCCATGCATAAGGCGGCTCGTAAATGACGGTACTGTCGCCGCTGTCGAAGACGAGTTCGTCCGTGGCGGTCAGTTTCACCTGGACGCGCACATAGCTGACATCGTCCTGATTGGGCGCGCACCGCACCTCGATCGTCGGATAGCGCGGATTGCCTTCAGCGTCCGGAAGCGTCGCCGGAAACGCCTGCCAGCCGTACATGGGCTGCGGCGGAACGGGCACGGGACCCATCCAGCCGATGACGGGTGGCACGATGATCGACGGCGGATCATAGTCGGAAGGGTCGATTTCCTTGATGACGACACGCTGCAGGCGGCCGGGCATCGGGATGGCGCGGACAACCAGAAACTTCTTGTTCGAATAGCCGTTTTCGTCGCTCGACCATGCAACCGGGTCGTTCGGCTCCAGTGCGGCCGCATTGGGCGGCAGGGTCAGTTCGTGGGTGCGCCAGCGCTGTTCATCGAGGATCATCGTCGATGTGAGCGACTGCACCTGGGCGGATATGAACACGGCGTCGAAACGGAAGGAAACCGCCAGGCGTTCTCCATCGTCACGCGCGAGCAGCTCGGGCGAAGACTGTTCCGCCGCGTCCTTGTCGGCCCAACGCTGGGCCGGTTCCGGATAAACGCCCGTGATCGTGTTGTGGGTGGCGGCAACCGTCGGGAACGGTTCATAGTCCTGGTCGGACGTGACGACAATTTCCCGATCGGTAAAGCTGTAGACGGCGGCGCCGGGCGCACCGATCAGGGCCTTGATCCGGCCGCCGACTTCCGCCAGCCGGCCGCTGCAGCCGAGACGCAAATCCTCGATCACCTCAAGGCCATCACGATCAACCGACACTTCCAGACCGCCCTGGAACTGGCGACGGCCGCCGCCCATGTCGCGATCTGCTTCATTGATCGCCGCGATCCACGAGGAGACCGGGAAACGATAGGCCGAAAAGTTGCGGCCGCCATGAACCCACCGGCCATTGTAATAAATGCCGCGCGCGATGTTGTAGATCATCATCGGCAGGTTATTGCTCGATTCCCAAGTGGAGGGATCGTTCCAGCGGTGCGGGCCATTGCCGCCGACGCTGCTGTCCTTGCGGATGTCATAGAGGCGCATCGGCCGCGGCTGATAAAGACCCTGCGGAAAGCCGTTGCGAAACAGCTCCTCGTGGCGACGGGCGGTAATAATGACGATCTGGCAACCACGGCCAATCATCGTGTCCCTGTATGGCCGTTCGGCCCGGCCTGCGAAGCGCGACAGCAGGAAGCTGTCGGCCGTGGTCTGCGATCCGTCGAGATACTTGATCCAGAGATAGTCCGTGCCGTTCTGGCGATATTGCGCGACGGGATAGCCCCGGCCGTCCGGATGCGGTTCATTCCAGAGGATCGTGCCGGCCGTGTCGCCGAACCAGACAGCGTCCAGTCCCTGCGGGCCGGCATGGGACGGCAGGCAGGAAATCTCCACGACTTCGGTAATGTAAGCGTTCGGGGTGTTTTCCTCCTCACCCCAATTGTTGATATAGGCGCGGCGGCCGGCCGTCGCTCTGGTTCCGATCAGGTAGGAACGCGGGTTGCTTTCGCCCATCTGGATCGAGAGCTTGACGCCGCCGGTGCTCTGCTGGTTCTTGCGGGCTTCACGCCGGGCCTTCGCCTGCTGGTAGAGCGACAGACCGACATTGATGGCAAGGCCGATGGCGAGCTTGACGAAAGTGCCGGCAGACAGGATCGAACCGGCAAGACCGGCGATCAGGCCGCCGACCGGCGCAGCCTTAACGGCCGTCGCGGCAACCAGCAGAAATGCGAGTGTCCATAAAAGGCGCTTCAAAGCCATTCTAACCCACCTTGAAGCACATGGCGGCATCGAGCAGATCGACCGTGCCGATACCGGTTTCGCCGAGAACGAAGATGCGTTCGCCGTTGACGACGCCAAGCGCGTGACCGATCGGGCCGCCGACATCGATGGCGGCGATATCGCCCACACGGGCTTCGCTCGGATGGATCACCGGCAGCATCGACGCGACCAGTTCGCCAAGCGTCTCGAAACCGAGTTCGCGGATAAGGCGGGCAGCGCTGGCGGCGTCATGGTAACGGCCAACGGCAAAGCCGGTCATGTCAACGCCGGTCTGTGCTTTCACGAGGCGGCCGGCAAGGCCGGGGCCGCAATCGTGGTCGTACCAGGCAAAGGGCTTTGCCTTGATGTCGTCGATCGCGGTTTCGAATTGCCGTCTCCAGTTCGGCAGGCGCGTGAGTTCGGTCATTTCGTCCCCCAGGCAATTTCCCAGGTGTCGATCTGGCCGGCGTAAAGATAGAACTCATCGCCATCGCGAAGGCGCTGCGCCTCATAGGAGGACTTTTCCGGATTGCTGCGGCCGAGCATGCGCATGACCTCGGAAACGATTTTCAGCGTGGCCTTTCCCTGTCCGCCGATGCGCGGCGTCTTGATGGGTGAGCCGTCTACAATGCCGATGAAAACCGGTTCTTCAGGCGCTGCCGGCATGCCGTCATCGGGCCGCAATGTGATGTCGTGGATTTCGACATAAGCGCGGTGCACGTCATATTCGCGGGTGATCTTGCGGGCGATGTCGGCGATCTTCGAAAGGTCGATCGTCACCGTCTGGATGGTGAAATCCGACACGCGCGGAATATCGCCGATCGCAAGCAGGTTCCCGCCGCCATAATAGGGCCGCGTAACGGTCGTGCCGTTCTCGCCCTCGATGACCGACAGACCGACATCCTCATCACCGTTCCAGACGCCAAGACCTTCCTTCAGGCCGGTCTGGCGGTTCTTGGCGACAATCCAGACGGCCTTCCGGTCGATCAGGCTGTCGTCTTTGACGTTGTTGAGGATTTCGGTGATTTCGAAAGGTTGGTTTCTCATGTCAGCCTCTCTTTTTCTGAAGTGCGGTAAAGCTGGCGCCATCAGTGACCGATCGGCGCGCCGTGCCGGGCTTGTGGGTGGTGGGCTGGATGATCATGGCGCAGGCCGGGCGGGCGAGCGTGACGGCTGCACCAATCACAAGCGACATGGGCAGGCGCGGAAACACGCTGATGTCGGCAATACCGCCCAGCGTGCCGATCACGTCCTGGGAGACCTCGACAAAGGCATATCGCGGTGCTTCCTGCGTGCCGTAAACGATCTGCAGCTTGTCGCCTTCGGTCAAAACGTAGTTCGCCGGCAGGCCCGAGACCTGGGCAACGTAACGGTTGGTGGTGCCCCGGATCGTGACATTTGCGCCGGCGACGATCGCGCCGTCCGGATCGGCGGCAGGGAACGGAGAAAGCGGGTCTACCAGGAGGAAAGACTGTTTTGCGCCTTCCAGCGCCCGGATGCGGGCGGCAACGCGCTTCAGCTCGGCATGCAGGCCACGGCCAAGCGTGACATTCGCCCGCCAGAACGGGTCCGCCAGTTCGGCCTGCCAGAGATCGCCATTGCCGTCGCCCGACAGTTCGTCGTTGCGCTGGATGTCCCATTCGACCGATGCGATCGGCAAAATGTCGTTGATACGGGCAAGCGGAAGCGGTGCGGCCATCAGCGCAACCTCGGATCGGCGTCGATCTGCGCGATGCGGTTCGGCAGGTCGCGGTCATAGCTCTCAACGACGGTCATCGCGATTTCCGGCGCGTCCTCGGCGACGATCTGCTTGACGATCGGGATAATGTTGCCGCTTTCGTCGACCGACAGGCCGAGTTTGATCGCAAGCTCGATGCGCTGCGCCGTGGCGCTGGAGGCGGCCGCCTGCTTTGGCGACATCAGCGGCGAAACATCAGCGGAGACGCCGAGGCGGCCGGATGCATCGCGGGTCAGCGGCATGATCGCCTCGGGGCCGGCTTCGCCCATCAGGCCCGTGCCCTTGGCGAAAGCAAACAGGGTCGGCTTGTTCACGACATGGTTGGAATAGCCGCTGATGCCGTCAAGAAAGGTGCCGCCCTTGGCGTAGAGACCGCCCGGCGCTGAAGGGAATGCGCCTGTACCGCCGCCGAACAGACTGCCCAGGCCGCCGAGCAAGCCACTGAAAAGGCCACCGCCCGAGCCGCTCGATGCGCTGGACACACTGAACATGCTGTTCAGAACATCGTTCATGAGCGTATCGGCAATACGCTGGAGCGCTTTCACGCCGGCGTTGCCGAAAGCATCCCATACGCTTTCGCCCTGGCGCAGACCGTCAAAGAAGGTGGACGTAAATTCGCCGGCGAGATCTCGCGCATATTGCAGCTGGTAGTTCGTCCGGATCAGGCCGGCCTCGTAGCTGTCGAAATCGACCGGCAGACCGGACGAGCGCAATGCGCCGGCGATCTGCTGGTCCATCGAGGAGCGGCCGAGCTGCTCGCGCTCAAACAGCAAATCGGCCTTCAGCTTGGCGGAAGCTGCCGCCTCGGCATATTTCTTGAAGGCCTCGACACGGCTATTGATCGCCTCGACCTGTTTGGACGAAAGCGAGCGGCCCTTTTCCTCGGACTGCTGAAGGAGATCGAGCTTGAAGCGCAGCGCCTCGGCCGCAACGCCGGTCTGGCCGGCAAGCTCGGCCTCCAGCTTCATCTGTGCAACGCGGTCATCGGCCGTCTTGATCAGATCGCGGTAGGCGTTGGCAGCGGACGTGGCGGAACGAGCGGCGGCCTTCAGCTCCTTTTCTTCGCCCGGCAGGTACGACAGTTCTCGGAGTGGGCGCTTTTCCGGAACCGGCGGATTAATCGGTGTGAAATCCTTGCCCGATACGAACTTTCCATTTTCCGTAAACAACGGGGATAATTGATTGAGGTTAGGGCCGTTCTGCCCGGTCAACAGCGCCTGCAGAGCCTGTTCACGGAAGATGTTTGCCTGGCGGGCTGCGCCAGCAATCGTGTTCGAGAGGTCGCCAAAGGCTTTCGAAAAATTCCCGACCGCAGGAATACCGGTAGACTGAAGCGCGGACGCCAGGCTCTGCTGGACGCTATTTATAGCCTCGGTGTCGGTTTTCCCTTTTCTGATACTGTCGGTGACACCGTCCCAAGAGCGCTGGAGGCCCTTTAGGGATTCGGCTTCCAATCCCGCCGACTGCAACATCGTCATTAGGTCTGCGAACTCGATGTTGAGATCGACAACCTGTTTGCGAGCAATCTCCCATTGCTGGCCGGCTGTCTGATCTGTGGCCTTAAGAAGCTCCTGGGCATCCTTTGCAGACTGAAGGGCGTCGGAATAGGCCTTCAGCGCCGGGACGGCTTCACCCCACTGACGGACAACGTTACCGACAAGCTCGGCCTGTTCTTCCAAAAGCTTCTTTGATTTTTCCCCCTCTGAACCGAAGGTCGAAAAATACTGGATAGCAGCCGTGCCGGCAGCGATGACGCCGATCGTCACCAGCGAAACCGGCGACACGACCGACATGAATGCGGCCGCAAGGCCACGGATCGGATTTTGCATGCCGCCGATGATCGCGGACAGCTGCGTGCCTTGCTGGAGAGCGATTTGCAATGGCGACATGCCCATCGCGGTCGTGACACCGATATCCTGCAATTGAGCGGCGATGTTGGCGGTCTCGAAACCTCTAACGCCGGTGTTGACGTTGGCAGCGACGGGCGTATCCGCGATGGCCTTGTTACGGCCCTTAATCGCGTCGATGCTTGCAAGGGTCGATCGACGGCTACGATCGAGCGCCGCTGTCATCTCATCGGCGGAGAGCGCGCCGGCAGCATGGGCGCTGCGGATTTCCACCTGCGCCTGTTTATACTGCATGATGACGGCATACAGCGGATTGTATTTGGCGCGCAGCCGGTCGAGTTCCGCGCCGGTATTGTTTCCCCCGAGAGGTGTGCGGAGACCATCACCAGCTGCCTGGTTCAGTTTTTCCAGCTGCTCGGCGGTTTGATTGGCCGCAGCGCCGATCGACGATACAGCCTTGCTGGCCTCTGCGGCACCCTGTGTGCCTTGCTCGGGTCGATCTCGATGCGGGCGGAAATTCTCAATGGATCAGCCATCAGCCGTCCACCTCGTTGAGAACGCGCAGCGCAACACCTTCCATGTATCGGAGATCGGCGAAGACATGCGCCGGCGCGCCGATGTCATCGAGTACGAGCTTGCAGGCGGGATAATCAAGGCCGAGCCAGATCAGGCCGGACAGACCAATAACCATGCGCCACTGCGTTTCGCAGGCACGGAAGGCAATATAGCTGTCCCAGGCATTGGCCATGATCTGGATATCGTCCTCAACTTTCGGTGCGGCTGCAAAACGGACGCCCATCTGTTCGAATTGCTTGCGGGCGTCGGCATCGATGGCTGTTGGTTTGCTCTTGTCGGCACGGCCGAGGCGGGCATGCGCCCAGGCCGTGGCGATTATTTTGAGTTTCCCAGGCGGGCCTTGTCTTCGGAGATGGCTTCCTTGTAAGCGCGGCGCAGTGCATTTTTCACGCGGTCGTGGGCGTAGACCATTTTCAGGGTCTCGGAATTGAAGGGGATCGGCTTGTCGTCATCGTCGACAATGCCGTGCCAGCCGCGCAGCACCTGAGAGATCGAACTGAAGTCGTGGGCGTCGATAAGTGCCTGAACGTCTGCGAGGTCTTTGGTGCTCATGTCCGGTTTGATCTGCTCAAACAGGGCAACGCGCTGATTGTCGACTTCCTTCGCCTCGGCGGGATTGATGATCGCAAAGTGGGCGGTGAACTCGCGCTCGATCAGTTTGCCGGGCGTACCCTGGTCGGGTTCCAGAACCTTGACCGGCCATTTGAAAGTCAGTTCAGAAGAGAGTTTGAAGGCCATTTGAGTTTCCCTTAAACGCGCCTCAAAAGCGCAATGTCAGTCGCGGATGATGATGCCGCCCTCTGCCGGATGGCTCCGGATTTTCGGGCAGGCCTCGTAATTGTGCTTGTTGGAACCGCAATAGGCGCACCGCAGATGAAGCCGCGTTGCGCTGCCGTTCCATGTTTTCGGGCAGGCTTCGAAGGTGTGGAACTGGGAGCCGCAATAGGTGCAATAGATGCGCATCGGCTCCCCATCCTCACTCGAAGGTGATCAGGATTTCGTCGTTGCCGGCGGTCGTCGGCGTGAACATCAGCGGCAGGGTGTTGTTCATGATGCGCTGAGTTTCGCCGTAGGTCGGGCGGCCGATCTGCACGGCGGGCGCGTCGAACTTGACGATGTTGCCGGCAACCGTGCCATGCTGGGCGGCAAGAACACCCTTGGTGTGAGAACGGGCGATCTGGAACCAGTTCTTGTCGGCAAGGTGGGTGGCTTCCATGATGGCGCTGCCGGTCATCTGGCGGTCGGTCTGCTCGATCGATTCCGAATTGATGAGCATACGCGGCTCGATCTGGTTTGCCAGGTCGAAGGTGATACCCTCGCAGGCGCCGGCGTAACCGAACAGGGAAACCGAGGTGTTGGCATCGTTGACGGGAACCGGTGCCAGAAAATCGGTCACATCGACGACAGGCATGGCAACGTCTGCAATGGTGCCGATCAGGCCGGTCATGGTGAAGACGAAACGCGGAATCTGGCGCGGCGTCAGCCCGAAGGTCATGGTGCCGCGTGTACCGATCAGGACATGGTTCACGCCGTCGATGTTGAAATAATGCGTGGTGCTTTCGAACAGCTTGGAAACCGGCTTGTATTCGACCTTGGTGGCGGCGGTGACGATTTCCTGAAAGCCGCTGGCGCGAAGGCACGGACCCACGGCCGGCGCAGTGCCGGCAGCGCCCGAGCCGGCAATCTCGACCTCATAGGACAGGCGGGCATAGTTGCCATCGAGGATGATGCCCTGGTGGCCCATGTTGGGCAGCACAAGGTCACGGCTCAAATCTTCGCCGAGCAGCGGTTCCAAGCTCACGTTGGTCGCAAGCATGGCATTGGCCGCGCCTGTCGGCACGGCGTCCACGCCATAGGTTACCTCGGGTTTCACCAGGAGGGCGCGGTTACGCCAGTAGCGCTTAGCCATTGTTGTTTTCCTTCGGTTTCCGGCCGGAACCGGTGATGTTCTTGCGGATGGCCTCGGCGGTGGCTTCGCTCACGCCTGGCGCGGACTGTTTCTGTTCGGTACGGCTCACCAGATTGAGAGAACCGTCCTCATTGCGGATGTATGAGCCGCCCTGGCCGTCCATCATCGTTTCTCCTGGTAGTAGGCGCTGGTGAACACGTCTTCGAACCAGACGACACCGTTCAGCGCCTGTTGAATTTCGCCCTCGACATGCTCAAGCGGATCGGCCGCGCCTGCCGGCAGGAAGCCGAGCAGCTGGCCGCGCACGAAACCCTTCAGCGCCTCGATGTCGCCTCGGGCCGCCGCATTGTCGCCCTGGGAGAGATTTTCTGTGACGATAACAACCGCGACATCGAATGCCGTGCGCTGAAGCAGCGTGTTGATGCGCTCATTCGGGGCGGATTTCTCATGCGAAATGTAGACGTAGACGGCCGGCAGGTTGACCGGACGGTCTTTTACGTCGGCGAGCTCCGCCGCGCCGCCTGCGATGGCGAAAGGCGTGTCGTTGTCCAAAAGCCGGGCGATAATGGAATCGATCATCGTGCTTCACCTTTCAGATAGTCTTGGCCGATCTCGACAATCCGGCTGCGGTCCTCTGCCGAAAAGCCGAGATACGGACGTGCCGGCACGGTGATGGTGTGTTCGCCGATCGTGATTTTCTTCTCGACCGAACCTTTCTTGCCGCGTGGCACGAACCGGGTTCTGCCGCGTATCTTCGCAAGCGATGCCCGCTGACTGCGGGCATACATCCGGATTTCACCGCCCTCCTGGTGGACACGGGCATAGGCAAGGTTCGAACCGACAGAAGCGGAGCGCTCATCGGAATGACCAACGATGCTGCGGTAAAGCGCTGTGGTGACACGCAGGATGTTGTTTGCGCCGCGCTGCCGGCCGCGAATTTTCTTCAGCTGCGTGCGGCGGGCGAGCGCCTTCCACTTTATGCCATCCGGGCCGGTCTCCAGTTCGAAGCGGCGCTGTGTCGAAAAGACGAGGTAGGCGGAAAAGGCCGATGTCAGCTCGCCGGGATGCGCGACGGCGAGGCCGATCCGCGAAATAACCGGCGTCAGTTCGTCATCGAGATAGATGGCCGAGCCAGTCATCAGTAATCCTTCAGGCTGTCACGGGTGAAGACGCGACCAGGCGCAGACGCCCGAACCGAGCCACCGCCTGCAGGTGCCGGCGTTTCTCCGCCGTCCGTCAGTTCGACCAGGCCGCGCGAAACATCACGCAGGAAACCGACCGCCTCGTTATAGGCGCGCGTCACCGGGCTATCCTTGTCGGCTGCCTTGCCATGAAGGTAATAGCGGGCGATATCGGCCGCGTTCTTCGTGAGGATCGGCGGAACGACGCTCAAGGGCAGCTTGAGGACCTTTTTAAGATAGCCGTCGATCAGGGCGGACGCGTCGGAAATGGCGCGCTCGACGACAACAGGATTGATCGTCGAAACCGGCTTGTTGACGCGGTCCGTCAGTTCGATGAGTTCTTTCTCACCGAAACGGTCGATCAGGTCCTGTTGCGTGACATAGGCCATCAAACGACCTCAACCGTCAGGACAGGTTCAGCAAGGATCGCTTCCAGCTGTTCGGGCGAAAGCTGCCCGGGGCGATAATCGACCGGCCTGGACGAATGGGCGATGCCGGCGCGGCGGAAACCGTCACGCTTGGAGGTGACACGCACCAGAGGCGGGTTTTCCATCGTGCGGATTTCGGTGAAGGAAGACAGGAGCGCGAAGGAAAGCGGGAAATCCCGCTCGAATTCCTCGCGGGTCATGGAAGCGTAGCGGTCGGCGTGCTCGCCAAGCGTCTCGCTGAGCGCGATCTGGGCGACATCCTGAAGATCGGCGCGCTGTTTTTTGGCGGCCTCGCGGATGTCCTTCAGGACGGCGTTTTCATCGACCAGCTCACGCACGATGCCGGCCGGATCGTCGCTTCCAATCCATTCCTGAAGCTCCGGATAATCCCGTGCGACATCGACAATGATCTCAAGCAGCGATCGACCGATCGCGGCCAGTGCGAGGGTCTCGGTGAGATGGCCGATATCGTCGACCTTCAGTACACCCGTCGTCTCGCCGCTAACGGAACCGGCATTCGCGCCGGCTCCGTCCGCATCGCCCTGGGAGGGTCCGGTGGAAAGGTTGACCGATGCGGTGGCCGCATCCGCATCGGTCAGGTCATGCCCTTCGCCGGTGAGGTTCTGGTCAGCAACAGAACCGCCGGCGTCGACCGGGCCAGTATTGATCCCGTCAGGTGCTCTCAAACCTGACGGGCCAGATGCAGCCGATGTGGTAACAGCTGCATCATCCTGCGTGCCATCCGTCTTGACGGTCTCAAGATCGACGGCGGGCGCGGTGGAACGGGATTTCTTCGTGGATGTCGTAGGCTTCGACATAAAACTATCCTTTCGAGGGCTTTGCGAAAGCGGCTGGGGAGCGGTTTTCAAAAAGCCCTCCCGAATGAACGGGAGGGAGGTGCCGGCTGGGGCAGGTCAGGCCAGCCAGGGAACAACCAGGACTTCGGCAGTGCCGAACCATTCGTTGGTGCCGCCACCATCTTTCAGGCTGTTGCCGACGATACGGCGGGCGGCGCCTTCGAGAGACGGCGGGACGACAAGAAGTTTCGGCTGGATCGCAAGCGGGCGGCCATAGTCGCCCTTCATGTTTGCAAGCCCGGTGCGCGCAGCCTCGTAGTGGGCCGTGTCGAGCACCTGCTTCGAACCCCAGGCCATCTGCCAGAAACCGAAGCCAACGGCGCAACGACCATCGAGGCCGTAGCGGAATTCCTTCTTGGTGAAGACGTTCTCGTCGTCTTCCTTGTCCATGCGCACGAGGTTGGTGAACTTCTTGCGCTCCTGGTAGATGAGCGGCTTCAGGGCGCGACTGGTGTCGAGCAGGAACCACGGCGTACCGTTGCCGCCATCGGTATTGGCAACAGAGATGGGATTACCATTTGCATCGAGCACCGGATGATCGGTGTCGAAGAAGAACTGCTTGTCGTAGCACTCGGTGGCCCAGCCCGCCTTCAGCAGCGGCCAGATCAGCGTGTCCGGGAATGTCACAGCAGTCTGCCCGAAGTCACGGAACATCGGCGCATAGATGCCGAGATTGTCATCGTTGAAGTCGTTGCGATCGACACCGATGGTGTTTTCGTAGTCCTTGTTCTTCAGCGAGTAGCCGTGCTTGGCCAGCCCGTTGACGACGCGGTCACCGATCCATTCGCGGAAGCCGGGGAAATTGCCGAGCCAGCCATATTCCTGCGTGGCGGTCGTGGAGGGCACGGTCGTTGCGATGCGACCGAACATGCTGGTCGCTTCGCCAATGCCCTGCTGGAAGGCGGCATTAAAGCCGACATAGGCAGAGCGGAGTGTCTGGGTGTTGATGTCCATGTCTCACCTTCAGGAGAAAGTTACCCACACGCCCTGGTCGTCGACATCGAAAATCTTGCCGGCGACAGAACGGGTGTTGGTGGCGGAGGTTTTGGCGACGGTCTGGTCATCGACGCCGTAGCAATCGTTGCCGATGTCCGCCTTCGTGATGAGGTCCGCAGCCGCCGAATTGGCGAAACGGTAGGTGCCAGCGCCGACCTCGACAGTCAGGGCATCGTTTGCACCGGCTGCATTGTCGACGCGACGTTCAACGCGACCGACGCCGCGAAGGCCGAGCGCGGTGGACATGGGAACGACGCGGCCCGCCGCATTCACCGCCGCCATGGCGCCGGCGAAATAAACAGTGGCAGCGGCGGCGGAAAAGACCCTGCGGGTACTGGACGCACGCTCGGGGGTATTGCGATCAGCAGCAAGTGCCGTCATGCGTCACCGCCTTTCTTGGCGTTCAACATCTGCTCTTCGGTCAGCCCCATCTGCCGCATGACTGCAATTTCGGCATCGTTGAGGCTGGGCTTGCCGTTTTCGGGAGGGTTGGCGCTGGCCGTGCGCTGCGCAGAGGTGAGCACGGGGGCTTTGCCAACGAACTCCGAGAACTTCTTCGGATCGGCCCTGTGCATCGCGAGGCCCCAATCCTTCAGCGCCGGAGCAAGCTTGCCGTCGCGGATGGCGTCGCCGACTGCGGCTTCTGCATCCTTGCTGGCGTCCTTCTCCTTCAGGAGATTGAGATCAGCCTGCATGGCGCTGACCTGTTCGATCGGAACGAACTTCGTCGGATCGGGCGTGACAGCGGAGTGGGCGGAAGACAGAACGCTGACGATGTCGTCAACGCTGGCGTCTTCCTTCTTGCCGGCAGCGAGCGCGATCTTCTTGCGATCGGCGAAGGCGGACTGGACGGCCGTGGCGATCGCCTCGGACTTGGCGTCCTTCGTAAGACCGGCAGCAACGGCAATCGCCGTCGAGCTGGTCAGCAGCGAATTGATGGCGACAAGCACATCGTCTTCGCTGCCGCCTTCGGCCAGGCCGAGGGCAGCAAGCACCTTTTTCATGGATACCTCTGGTTCAGTGTTGCGGGTGGAAAAAATCGAATGGGCCGAGACCTCGAACAGATCGAGGTTCGGAACGTTGGTCAGGGCCACCGTTTGAAGGGCCAGCACTTCGCCTGCCTTGGTGTGGAAATAGACCGGGGAAATGTAGCGATACTCTTTCGCCTTGATGGCGGCGGCGGCATTGGCGGTCCATTCAACACGCCCATAAAGCCCGTCCGGACGCGCATCCACTTCCTTGATCCAGCCGGCCGCAGGAGCGGGCTTGCCGTTTTCTTGGCTGTTACGGCTCTGATGTTCGTAATCGACAAGAATATCGGTCGAACCGGCATAACGGCGGGTCGTGTCGGCGATGCGCTGAAGAGATACAAGATCGCCGGCATGATACGGGCCGCGACCATCACGGCCGGAAAAAGTGCCAGCCGGAATAAGGAGCAACCACGTCTCGTCTGCGGCAGACGCTGTCAGCTCGGCGGAATGCGCCGTGAGCAATGCGGAAGCAAGGATGGTTGCGAGAGCGTTTTTCATGCTCCCATCTAAGGGAGCGGGACAAAGGCTGTCCCATTGCCAAAAATGGCAAGCTGCGGATCAATCCCGCCTAACCATGGATAACGCGACAGATCGAACCGGGCAAGGGAAGCAAGCTCCAAAATTGAGGCCAATTAAAAGCCCGTAGAAGCGTTTTTGCCGTCCGGATGATGGATGGCGCGGCTCAACCGCCTCGAACGCTGCCTGCGGGCCTTTGTTGCAATCGTGGCTATGGCGGATTTTGGGGCGAACCGAGGCCATTTGCCATCTTCTGGGCGAGCAGCTGCGCCACCCTCGCTTCGTACCCGGCCTTGCCCGGATTATAGCCCCAACCGGGATCGATGCCATCGGGAACGCGGGTGACTTCTCCGGTGCGCTTATTGACGAAATTGCGCCAGGTGTTTTCCGGCGGCTCGAATATCAGCCTTTCGCCCTGGGCAAGCAACATGTCGATGTCACGCTGCGAAAGGCTCTGCAAGGTGCAACGGCATCCCCACCCGCAAGGCGGAGCCCATTCGTTCCAATAGGGATGATCGATCGGTAGGACGAGGTTGTGCCGACGCGCATGTTCCGGTCGGACATGATCGTCGCGCATCGTGACATAGCGCAGATATGGCCGCGTGCGGCGGTTCTGCTCGAAACTCGTCCAATGACCCGCCGCATAGGACACACGCATGTTGGTATCGAAGATGGTGCGTAGCCGGCGTGCACTGCCGAGCTGCGCCGGCACGGTCTCGCCCGTCGCAGAATCCGCGACGTACTTTTTACCCCACCAGCCCTTCGTCTGGAGGATCGGCTGAAGCTGGCGGGAGGCTTGCTCGATAGTCAGCCCCTCATTCAAGAGGCGCTCAATGGCCGCCAGAATGTCATTCAGGATATCGAACCCGGCAGACCTGGCGACGGTGAAGCTGGTGGCATGCTCGGCCTGCCACATGTCGAGATAGGAGAACGTCTCGACGGGCGAGCCGATGCGAGCGGCAAAGGCGGCGATGGCATCGCGGGGCGGCAGGGGTTGAAGGATCGCCGCCACGCGTCAGGCCTCGTCAGACAGGGTTTCGCTGCCAAGCCCCGCCAATCGCGCAGAGAAGGCGGCGCGGGCAAGAATCTCAGTCAGGGCGTTCACGTCCATGGACACGAGGCGCTCCTGAAGGATGACGCGGATTTCGGCCAGGTCCTTTGCCCCAGCGATCTGCGCCTCAAGCCCCTCGACGATCGGAGCCACCATCGGCTCCCAGCCATCGTCGGACAGGATTTTCGCAATGCTGTCGTCGATCGCATCGCCCGGCGCCGGCAGGTCCTGAGCGCGATGCATGGAAACCTGCGGTTTCGCCGGCGTCGTGGTTTCCGTTTTCGCTGGTGGCTCGGCGGCTTGGGGATTGGAACGGCTGACGGGACGTAGCAGCTCCTCGTCCTTGTCCGGGTCCTCGATGCCGAGCTTGTCGCGCACCTTCGCCATGCCGACCTTGCCGCCCAGGTTCACAAAGGCGGTGACGTTTTTCATGTATTTTTCGAGATCGACTTCCTGCGGCCGGCCGATGCGGATTTTCGGATAGGCCTTTTGCGGTCCCTTGTTGAGGGAGATATATGCCACCACGAAATCGCGGTTGAGCGTTGCCGCCAGCTGCTTGGCGTCGGACCGCTCGATATCGGCCTTAACGCCGTCATGCACCTTGCCGACAGCGTAGCCGCCGGCGATGGCATCCGTGGTGCCGGTCTGCCCGAGAACGACTTTCGATGTCTGCTGGTCGAGGAAGTTGCACCGTTTCTCGTAAAGCTCGTGCGAGCCGGCAAGTTCCGCCTTGATGAACTCGACCGACATCGAGGCCGGGATGATGGCGGAATAATCGACACCGATATTGGCAACCGCGCGTAACAGAACGTCCTTGTCCTCGTCCGTCGCGCCTTCGCCCCATTTTCCCAGGCGAAGCGGCTGGCCATAAGCTTCGCAGAAGATTGCCCAATCCTTCATGGTGAAGGACTTGAACAGGAACGTCCAGCAGACGGCGCGGGCAATGCCACCACGGATCGGCAGGCCGGATTTCACCTTCGCCTGGTGAACGATCCACTTGAATGGAGCAAGCGCCACATCGCCGCCGATATCACGCAGCAGAAGCGTTTCGCCATCGGCTTCATCGAATCGGAACCAGCGCGGATCGCGCCATTTCAGCGCCACCGGGTTCCACTGGCTTGACGAGGTTTCCCAGATGATTTCCGTCGCGGAAAACCCCTTGCCGATCGCATCGAGCATATCGACAAGCTCGCTCTCGAACGCATCACGCTCGATGAAGGCGCGGACCATGTCGGCATTCTCGACATCGCTGGCGTCCTCGCTGGCGGCCTCGACGGTGATTTCAAGACCGGCCACCTGCAGCTTGCGGGCGGCAAGCACGCCGGCATAATGCAGGTCGCGCTCCTCCATGTCCTCGGCAAGTTCAAGATAGGCCTCTGGCTCGCCATTCATGGATGTTCTCAGGAGGCGGCCGAGCTTCGCCGGCGTCAGCCCCGTAGCCTGGTGCTCCGTGTTCGGCCGGCGCACACCCATCATGGTGGGGGCGGCCTGCTCTTTCTTCAGGGCGGCAGAGCTGACGGGATTACCCCATTGATCGATGATTTTGGCCATCAGTAGATTCCTTTCGATCGACGCATCGAGGCAAGGCGCGTCGGAGCGCCGTCATCGCGATCGGTGTTGGGGGTATCGAACTTGGAGGCGGCACGCGGGGCCGCCTTGTAGGCATATTGCCCGACTGGCGTATTGGCCGCCTCGATCGCCAGCGCCAGCGCCCAGAAGCGGTCGGCGTGGCCGTCAGGCGTGCGTTCCGCCGTGAACCGGACATTGCCGGCCGCCGTAACCTGTTTCGTCACGGAGCGCAGATCGGAGCGGATATGCTTGTCGAAGGGGATGCGCAGCCGCCGATCTTCCATCTTCGAACGAACCGGATAGGCGAGTGCTTCCTTGACGCGGGGCGTGAAGGTGACGGCCTCGACGCGGTCAGTGCCGAACTTCTTCTGTGCATCGTCGGCCCAGCCGATACCGAGGCCGGTGGCGTCGATCGTGGTCCGCACGCAACGCTCGATCCATGGCCAAAGAACCTTTTCCTGTTCGCCCTTCGTCTTGTTCTGGAGCGTTTCGATGTGGCGGGTGTAAAGCACGTCGCCGAGCTTCTCGACGACCCACAAAACAGTCAGGTCATGTTTGCGGCCGATATCGATGCCGGCATAAAGAATGCCGCCCTCGATGCTGCGCCAGTTCACATCGGAAGCATACTCGGCCGAGCCGATCAGATCATATTCCAGAAACGCCGTGTCGTCGTCGGCCGGCTGGCACATGTACTCCTGAAGGAAGCTTTCTTCGTCCGCACAGCCCGATCTTACAAAGTCGAAATAGGCGGCCTCATCCATCTCCTGGCGTTCGTCGTCGTCAGGCAAAGATTTCTGAAGCTTGTAGAGGAAGCCGTCATCAAGGGCATTCTGAAGCGTGACCGTGTGTATGCTGATGCCCTTCGGATTCCCGCCTTCCTTGGTTTCACGCACGAGCTGGTTGAAGAAATTGTGCGAGCCGCGGTGAGTGGAAATAACCTCCAGCTGGCCGCCCCAGGTGATGCCGGGATAGGCAATCTGCCAAAGCTTTCGCGGATCGGGATGCAGCGCGAACTCATCGAGGACGCGACCGCCACGCTTGCCGGCCTGGGCGTCGGCGTTCGATGACATGGAAATGATGCTGCGCTGGTTCAAAAACCGCAGCATATAGGCCGTGTGCTTTTCCTTCGGGTCGATGACCTGTTCGCCGAGATCGCGCGCGGCGATATCGAGAATGCCGGCCCACATCTTGCAGTCATCGACAAAGAGACGCGCCTGCAGATCGTCGCGGGAGGAAACCCACTGGTCGTGTTTTGCGCCCTGGACGCTGGTGCGGCCGATGGTGGCATAGGCGGTTGACCAGGACAGACCGATCTGGCGGCCTTTCTCCATCAGCTTCAGGCGCGACTTATCCTGTATCCACTTTCCCTGATAGGGAAGAAAGATCGCGGTCGGATCGGCCGGGACAATGAGAGCGGCACCCATCAGGCGGCACCAAGACGGCGGCTGATCTCGTCAAGGGTTTCTTGCGAAATACCGGCCTTACGCCCGACTTCCTCGACGGTTTCCTTGGTCTTTGCCGCCAGTTCGGCTTCGAGCTTCTGACGATGGGTTGCCGATGTCGCCTGCGCGATGGTCACCATGCGCATGGTGCTCGCCAGTTCGTTGAGGTTCTTGGAATTGAGCTTGCCCTTCTGGGCGCGCAGCATCGCCATGACGGCGGCCTTCAGAGCTTCACCAACAAACTTGGTGATGGAATCGCCGTCGTCATGATCGAGCCCGGACAGGACGGCCGTGGCCATCTCTCGCGCTTCGTTCATTTCCCTGGTCGTTGCGTCGAGATCGATGGAATATCGGTTGAATGACGAGAAAGACGGTATCTTGAAATCCAGTTCGCCATGGCTCTCGCGCTGCCGCTCCTCCAGCTTCAGGACGAACTCCTGATAGATATCGAGCTGCGTGCGCTGGTTTGCCTGGAGTTCGCCCGCCGCCCAAATAACGATATCGCTGCATTCCTGCGGAAGCAGCTTGATGTTGCTTAACCGGCCACGGCCCTTCGCCATGTCACTCTCCCGGCCTGGACGGACGGGTCACGCCCTCGATTGCGATATCACGGTCGAGATGGCGGCGGCCCATCTTGGTCAAGGTGCCAATTTTGACCGTGCCGGCGTCCAGCGTTGTGATGGCGCCGAGATTGGCGAGATAGTCCATCTGCGTATGGACCCATGCGCGATCCTGGCGAATGGCGAAGCGCGGCAGCACTTCGTCTTCAAGAATGTTGCTGGCAAGGCTTTCGTTCACCTGCTCGGCAAGAGCCTTCAGGATGATCAGCCGTGCATCCTCGCGGATCCGTTTAGCGTAATCGATGCCAAGGGGTGTCATTTGCGTGCCTGCTCCATCAACAGTTCATGCAGCCGCTCACTGGTGGCGGCTATCGGTTTCAGTTTCTCCTCAAGCGCGGCGAAGCGGCCGTTCATTTCGGACAGGGCGAGCTCTGTGCGATGCTGGCTCTCGCGCGTCGGCAAATGCTTCATGTCACCTTCCACGGTCTGGATACGGCGGTCATGCGATATCAGGGTGCCTTCGGCTTTCTTCAGCCGCTCATCGATCTTTTTTTCGCCTTTGGACAGCAGGTTGCCGACGCCCGTGAACAAATTGAGGGTGGACAGCGCCAGTGCGACAAGGGCCGTCAGAAGTGAAAGGTCGAGATTCATTGTTCGCGTGGCTCCGGAACGGGCAAGTTGTCGATTGCCGCGACGGCCGCCGCGCGGCGGGCGTCACAAGACAGGATTTCAGTGCGGTCAGCGCCCCATCGGGTGGTGACCTCACGCTCCGACATGTCACGGTCGGGCAGGTCGCCAACAACGCAAGGAACCCGCGAGGCGGGCGGCACGGTAGCTTTGACTGTTTTGACGATCATCGGCGGCGCCGGCTTCGGGTCATCGGGGGAGCAGGCGGACACGATCGCGGCCAAGGCCGCAAGCATCGCCATTCGGCAAAGCCGCATTCTCTTTCTCCAGTTTTTCTTTGTTGACATTCAGGGCGGCGATCCGGACGGATGTGTCCCGTTCAAGCTCAATGGCGAAACGGACCTGTGCCGCTTCGGCATTGGCGGCCTTTGTGTTGGCAGTCTCGATCTCGCCTTTCCAATGGGCATCGCGCTCGGTTGCTTTCAGATCGACCGCCCGTTCCACCATCCCGTTGACGGTGGCGATCGTGAGCCAGCCGAGAAAGGCTGCGGCCGCAAGAAACGCAGCTACGATGATCAGGGGCGTGACCGCCTTCGAAAGCCACGCCCCGATCATCGGGAACCCTCCGAAAACTCGGCCGGCACATCGCGGGGATTGTAGGGAGGCGACGAAGGCAGAACGGAATCGGCGCGCTGCGCATTGGCGAAGTCCATGGCGCCGGCAAAACGGTGGATGCCGAGCATGGCGGCGATCAGCAGGATCATCGATGGGATGACGATGTTGGCGAGCGCCACGGCATTCTCACTGCCATCGAGACCCGCCCAAACGATGCCTACGATGACCGACCAGGCGAACCAGAACGAAACCCACAGCTGGGCTTTGGAGGTGCGGTAAGATGGCTTTTTCATCGCCGCTCACGCCTCACTTTTCGAGGCGGGCGCACCGGTGACGGAAAGCTGCACCGCACCGCCGATTGCATCTTCGCCAGTTTTGGGCCAGCGGATGCCACCGGAAACAAGGCGGCTTTTCTCGACGCGGGCGATAGAAACGGCATTGTCCTGGTTGCCGCCCAGCACATGATAGTGCGTCCGATCCTCACCGACATAAATGCCCACATGCCCGCCGCCTTTGCGCTCGAAAACAAGGATTGCGCCGCGTGCGATGCGGCCGGATACGCCGAACGTTTTCCAGTTCAAGGCGCCGAGCGGATTGGAAGGCAAAGGTTCTTTGGGAAGGGTGGTGGCGATGACGTTGGCGATAAACAGACCGCACCACGGCGTATCATCGTTCTGATACCAGGAGGCGATCCAGCCGCCGAGCTTCTTCGCCCAGGACATGATGGTGGTGTTTGATTTCGGGCCGGGGATTTCCTTCAGGCCGATGTAACGCCGCGCGTCGCGCATCCAGACCGGCTCGGCCGGCATAGTGACGCGCTCATGGGTAACAAGCGTGCTTGCGGGGTTCTGGCTCTTCTTGACACCGCGAAGGAGATTGACGGTCGGCGTATCGGCACGGCCCGTTACGGGCAGGTTCTCGGCGCGCTGGAAGCGTTCAAGCGCGGTAATCACTTCGCGGCCGTGGACGCCATCCATCCGGCCGCCATACGCGCCGGCGTCCCGAAGCCGGGAAATCAGCCATTCATCAAATGTTTGAGTGGTCATTATAGCCCCTTCAAGAGGGGCTCAAATCGCCCCCGTCGAGAGGACTATTGGCGGTTTTGTTCCGTCTTATCCCATTGCCAAAAATGGCAAGCGGTCAGAACAGTTCGCCTTGGCGGTCGTCGCGGGGACGCTTTTTCGCGTGGTTGCGAACGGTGTTGAAGGAAACACCCGTTCTCCGGACGATTTCGTTTATTGAATAACCTTTGTCGAGCAATTCGGCAATGGTGGCAGCGCGGCGGATTTTGTCACCGGCGAGTGCCGCAGGAATAACGATGTGTTTGCTTCCCCATCTGACCGCCATGGCTTTGGCGGCGTCGAGGCCGATCAGTTCGGAAAGCCAATGGTCGGGGGTGGCGGTTTCGGGAACGTAAATCTGCTGTCCGGCCTTCTCGCGCCCAAGGATCACCGCTGCCCGCTCGCCGGCTACATCGGCGATGCGGTTCAAGAGCGGGGTCATATAGGCGCGATCGGGCAAGTCGGACATCAGCAGCCCCCCTCGATTTCCGCGACGATCATGCCGTCCAGGCGGACGTTCCTGCGGAGCGCGCGAAGACGCTGCTTCGCGTCGCGCTTCGACCAGGCCCAAAGAGAAAAGGACCAGTGCTTGTCGCCGTGGCTATAGCTGAAGGAATAAAGCTGCATTGCGCGCCCGTCCCGATCGACAAGCGACGGGGCGGCAATATCGCGCAATGCATGGTCACGAACGAGCGGGACAGGGCTATGGCTCATCGGCTGGCGCCCTTCTTCAGCCGGCGAACCTGCGGCCCGAAATGGTTCATCACCGTGATCCATTCGGCATCGCTGAAATTCCGGTAGCTGATGCTCTCAAGAACGATACGGGTGGCGGCCTGCCAGAAGGCATTTGGCTGGTCCGGATGCAGGATCGCCCATTGTGCCTGGGCAATCTTGTAACCGTGGCTTTTCTCGTAAGGTTCGCATGGCTTGCGATCTGCCCAGGTGACGCCAGCACGGGCAAGCATATCCTTCAACGCCTCGATGACGCTGGCGCCATCGCTCGCCGTGTGGACAAAACGCATGTCCGAAATGGCCGGCAACTGCCGGCCCATCGCGAAGGCTTCCAAGGCGCTGTCACGGCGATCGTCGACGACACCGAGATTGTAGCAGGCGATCCAGAGCGCCCGCATCTTCGGCAGGTATTTACCGGAAAGCTTGTGCTTGCCGTCGCGGCCGTCCTGGCGAAAACCCGGCAATGACGGCGCCGAAGGCTTCGGCCTGTACCCAAGCCGCCGCAACTCGTCGACAACGGATTTCCGTTGCTGTGTGGTCATCAGGGAAAGCCGGGTCTGGCCGGTCACTCGGGCGTAGATGTCGCGCTGCGCGTCCTCTTCGGTGATACCGAGTTGGCGGAAACCGCCATGTATGGCGCGGATGTGCTGGCTCATTTCGACATCCTCCGTGCCGCATGGTCCGCGATGTCGGTAAGGCAGAACTCGGAAGATCGGCTTTCGTCGCCTTCCTCGGTCACGACCAGGACGAACATCTTGCCGCCTTTCGCGTGAACAAAATGACCGTCCTTCAGAAATGCGTCGATCAGCGCCGTCAGCAGCTGGTCGGGTTCAAATGTCCTCGGCATCGTAGGTCTCGCTGATTTCGGTGGTGGTGAAGGTGGCTTTGAAAACCGGGACGAAGAAGCGCACGTAGACGAACTGGACGGACCAGCCCCGCCGTTGCGCCTTTTCCCAGGTCTCGTGTTTGCGGTATTTGGATGCGATAGCCTTGGCGGCGGTTTCGCCCCATGTTTTCGGCTGAAGCTTTCCGGACGGAGAGCAGAGCACATGGCCCTTGGTGAAGGCCGCGGGGATTTGGCGCTTACTCGTCATAGGCGACAAACTCCAGTTCAGCCGGATGGCAATTGCTGTAATGCGTGTCGCCGTGGAAATGCACTTTGACGTAGTGCCGATGCTCGCGACCTTCCGGCTTGATCTTGCCGTAGCGGGCAGTCACCGTGTGACGGACGAGCCGGTTCACGGTGATTTCAATGCCGTAGTAATTGCGGATGTAATCGTAGCTCATAGCAGTTTGCGGCCTTTCGTCCTGCGGTGCGGACCCTTCGCCAGCCGTTCCCGCAACATCTGCTCGAAAGCTTTCACGGCATTGATCGCCTGCAGGTCGTTGTCTGCTTCGGGCAAGCCGGGAACGAGCAACGTCTTGCCGTCGTAGGCATGGCGGGCGCACGCGCACAAAATGCGCTTCAGGCGGCGGCCATGACCGGCGACGATCTGCATGGTGCCTTTCGGCACGCGGCGGCTGACAAAGGTTTCGCCCGATCGGTAACAAACGATGTGCGCCATCATTGCACCCCGTCATCCATGACCGCGTCGGCAAGGCGATCCTCTGCGATCTTCTCGACGAGATCGGTGATGAGCATTTCGACCGTCATGCCCCGCTTGGCCGCGAAAGGTCGGAGCATCTGCCGGATTTCGCAGTTCAAGCCGATCCTGGCGACATTCTGCTCGCCTACCCGGTAACCCGTATCGCGTTCTGTGGGCACGGAAGCGGGTTTGGGTGTCATCGGAACCAAGGCGGTGACGTTGTTGAGGGAAATTCCTATCTTTTCTGCAATCTGCCGGTTCGTGAGACCGTCTTCACGAAGGCCACGGATAGCGGCAGAACGCGACGGATAGCCGAGGCAGGGTTTGGGGGCGCCACCGTTTGCGGTCATGCTGCACCGCCTTTCGAGGAATAATAGGCGAGCCTTTCCTCTATGCCCGGCACCAACCCATTGTTGAGCATACCGGCAGCCAGGCGCGCATCGCCCATGACCGCGACCAGGACGGCCGCGATCGCGTGTTCTGCTGTCAGAAGTATTTCGGCCTGCTTTGCGACCGGGTCGCGGCAGTCGATTATAGCTTTGGCGGCCGCGATGGCGCGAACGGTATCATTGACGTTCTCGCTCATGCAGCACCGCCTTTCGCCGGCATCAGGTGTTGCGACACCATGGCCTCGATCTCGGTGAGTGGTACGCGACCGCTGGCAACGCTGGTGAGTTCTGCGACGAACCATGTGCGCGAGTAGTCGTCGATCGACGCCAGGAGGGCTTTTTCCGGGTGTGAGATGACGAGGCTTTTCAGGTGCGTTTCAAGCATGGAGAGTTCTGAGGCACCCTCCGCCTTGGCAATGGCATTCATAACAATGCCGAGGGTGTTTCGCTTCAAGGCCGCACCTTCACTGTCGCCGGTCTTTTCATCGCGGCGGATATAATACTGCAGAGTGTCGCTGAAGAGCTTCACGAGGATGAGCAGATCGGCGGAAGACTGCATTTCGTCCACGGGTGTGGATGGAGCGTTACGGACGAAATCCGCGGCTGCTTTAAGGCCCTTCAAGATGCCCGCTTCGAAAGTCGCCCAATCTGCTAGGCCGAAAAAATCGGCGATGTTGTATTCGACCTTGAGCTTTTCGATTTCTTCAGCCGTCTTTTGGGGGGCGGAGATTTTGTCCAGGCTCATGCCGCACCACCTTTCCGGAGTTCGATCAAAACTTCCTCGACGTTGATGCAGATCGTGTCCGCCAACAGCGCCATAAGCTCAGGCTCTTCGCCGTCCTGGGTGAGAATGAGAGTGCGCTTGCCAGCGCCGGCCATCCAGCCAAGCTCAAGGTGGGCGCTGCGACCGCAGGGCAACACCAGAAGGCAGGTATCAGCCCAACGCATCGCTGCGAAGTCCGACATGAAGCCCTGTGCCGCACGGGGATGCGTCAAAAGGGCGTTGCGGTAATCCTCAGCGGAGCAGGGCAGAGCAAGGCCGATCTGATGCCAGCCGAAGCCCGTGTTGTTGGGCGGGTTGCGGAAATCATAGACCTCGTGCCCGTTGTCGCGGAGAAGAGCGACGATCATCGGCTGATGAGGATTGCGCCAGGAGGACGCAACGTAAATTCGTGCCATGGTGCTGACCTCACGCCTTTGCCAGATTGATGACGATGGACTTGAACTCGTCCTGCTGAGATTTCCTGTGCTTAAAATGCAGGTATTCCCGCACCATCACCGTGCGATCAGCATCCGAAATCGCCTGCATGGCGCGTTGCCAGCGCTCGTCCGTGATCGCGTATTTCTTCAGGTCGAGGATTTTCTGGCGGTCAAGCTTGCCCTTCTTGTCCACTTCGAAAGCGCCGAGGACGAGCATCTTCAGCTCGGGAATGGCATCGGAAGTCAGATCCCGCAGATATTCGTCGATCAGCTTCTTGGCGACGTGGATTTCGGGGCCGAACTCCATGAACTTGCCGACCTTGACCTCTACGCGCTGAAGATCGTCGAAGGTGCGCAGCGTGAAATTCCCTCCGGGACCGCCGATGGTGACACCGTATTCCTGTTGCAGAACGTCCATGATGCCGGTGATATCGGTCTCGGTATGGCGACGGAAACGGGTGATCTGCGCGGAAAGGTCGAGGGCGTAGGCTATGATCACGCGGACAATCTCGTCCTGCAGCTGATCCTTGGCCTTCACCAGTCGCCAGTCGATCCAGCGGCCCTCGGCGTCCTGAACGTGCGGATGACCGTTGATTTCGATCTTGCCGGCTTCGACCTGGACTTCCTGATAATCCTCGATCGGGATCAACCGGCCGCGAATATCTTCCACGTAGGTTTTGCCGGCCACCTCGAAGGTGGGGCGGTTCGGTTTCTGGTCTGCGATAATGACGGACTGCATGGGTACAACCTCATAAATTAATGTGAAAGGGATCAGGCCGCGTCGCCACCGGGCGGCGCGGAAGGTGCGGGGGAATTGGACGGCTTGGGGCGGAACTGGACGACGTTGCCGCCGCCCTCGATGTCAGGCCTCATCAGCTGAAGAACCTCGGCCGTGACGGCGGTCATGTCGGAAATCAGCTTCAGCCGATCCTCGAAGGCGCGGCGGTTCCACTCCGCGCACGACCAGGCGTTTTCAAGATTACGGGCGTAGTCGGCTATCTTGCCGACATTCATCACCAGCCTCGACGACATGGCGCGGTCGAGGTGGATGTGACCCTTCTCGGCCAGTTCCGCATTGAGGCCGCGATAAAGCTCACGCAGAAGATCGGAAACGCATTCAGGCTTCGCCGTCATTGTTCTTTCCTCCAAAATTCGGGCGGATGATGTTGCCTTCGGCCTTTTTCAGAAGGCCGGTGAGTTCGCCGGTGGCGAGCTGCTCGGCGGTTTTGGCGAGCAGCTTTCCGGCCTCGGTGTCGCGCAGAATGGAAAGCTCAAGCTCAAGGTGGCCGGCTTGCTGTGACAGGGCGCGAAGGGTTTTCAGAACGGTCTGGGCGGAACGCGCGTCCAGTTCTAGTTTCTCATCCGGCTTCATCTTCTTGGCTTCTGCGAAGATGCCCGCGAGGTAATCGAGATGAGATTTAAGGGAGGGAGCCGATGTCATAGGCTGTCTCCCATGTCGCGGTTCTTCCAAGCGGCCTGAAGGTGCTCAAGACGCACGCCTTCTTCGCCGTCGCCAATTGCGAGCATCGACGCTGCCTTCATAGTACGGTCTATCTGGCGAAGTGCACCGGGCTTGCTGGCAATGCCTTTCAGGAAGGTGGCGCAATCCGTTCCTTCGGCGATGCCCCACGCCTTGATCAGGATTTCCGCATCGGCGACCGGATTGCGTGCCGTGCGAACTTGGCGATCGAAGCGGGAGAGCACTTGGGCGCGGCTCGCAACGGAGCGGCCGAGGTCTTTGACGAAGGCAGTAGCCGTGTCTTCATTTCCAAGAAGAGCGACGCCGCAATGGTCGTTGTCGACGAAATGGCGTAGCTGGTTGATCGCGTCCGGAACGGCGTTTTGCGCCTCATCGATGATGAGCAGCGAGCCTTCGCCGACACGCTTCAGCTTTGCGCCGAGGGCGCGGACAAATTTCGCCGGATTGTGCTCATGAACTTCGAGCGCCCCGCACAGTTCGACAAGCATACCATGCACCGTCTTGGTGCTCGGGCTGAGCGTCGCCATGAACACGTGAGGGCGCGTTGCTGCAAAGTGCTTGGCAGCGGTTGTCTTACCAGAGCCTGCGGGCAAGGTGACGCGGACGAAACCGGACGTTACCTGGGCAAACAGAAGAGCGTTGTAAACGTCCTGTCCGACTGTCGTGCGCTGGAAAGGCGGCGACACTGGCATGATGGCGGCCATATTCTGGCTTGCGTCGATAGCATCGAGCCAGTTGGCCATCTGCTGATTTACGTTCGCCAGACTGCCAAGGTACTTTCCGCTAAACCAAGGGGAGAACGTGCCATCGGGAACGCCCGAGCGGCGGGACACTTCCGCTTTCGTCCAGCCGTATGTGGTGGCGGCATCAACGGTGCGAGCTGCCAGTTTGCGCCATTCGGCAACGTCGGAAGCCGGGTGCTTGGCGGTAAACTCGATCGTCGGTTGAGACTGTTCCCAGACCGTATTTGTGCTGGTCGTCTTTTTCATATAAAGGTTCCTTTGTTCAATTGTGGGGCGGCCTTCGGGTCGCTCATTTTTTTCGCCCTGTTGGACTGGAACCGTACTCACTACTTTTCGGCTCTTCTCTTGCGGGCAGGCTTTCCGCCTGCCTCGGTATTCCCCGTGGGGAATTGGATAATTGCGCTTTCCCCGCCCGCCACTCGGGCGAGGCCACGCGCAAAACTGTCTTCGAAATGATCGACGCTGACCGCCTCGATCGGGGCATGTGCAAGGTTGCCGGTGACGAGGCGTGTGACGACCGGACGAACCGGCGTCTGCGGACGCTTCGCAGCCTCGGCCTTGCGGCCCTTTTCCATGATTTCGCCAAGCTGCATCGGTGAGAGCGCCGCATTGCTCTTGGCCACCGCCTGAAGGTTCTTGACGTGGGTCTTGCGTGCCTTCTCCTGGCGGCGGGCAGCGCCCGTATCGGCAAAGCCGGTTTTCGCGAGGCAGTCGGCATCACAAAGGAAGCGGCCTTCAGGGTCGTAGACCTTGACCGGCTTGTGCAGGTCGGCCGGATCGAACCGCACCGTCAGCTTCTTGCCGATCCACTCATTAAGCACAGCGTTCCAGTAACGGTTGCCGTGCATGTGGATCGCGCCGTCCGGCTTGCGTGCTGTGATGGCGACGGCCGAGAGCATCCAGAGCGAGCGCTGCGCCATGCTGGCGTAGCGGACGATCGTGGACGGTTCGGCGATCGACGCATCGAACGTCTGCGCAAAACTGCGGCCGTGGGCGGTTTCCGTGGTTCGGTTCAGCCGGTGATTATGCTCGTCAACACATTGCGCCACATGGCGCTGGAGCGTTTCGAGCGGAACCGCGCTGTTGCCGTAGTTTTCCGGCTTCGCTTCGGGCTTGTTGCCGGTATAGCAACCGGACATGGACGGATGCTTGGAGATTTCCTCGGCGAGATCGCGCCATGCGCGTTCGATCGGCTTAGACTGGCCGGAACGCGGCTTCACGAAATGCGGCTCGATGTCGAGCGTTTTCAGAAGACCGGCAACATCGTCCTCATTGACCTTGAAGCGGTGGCGGGTCTTTGCCCCGCCCGAAATCATCTTGCCCGCGAAGGCACGGCCGTTGTCCATATAGATGTGGAACGGCAGCATTCCGTCATGGTTCTCGATCATCGAACCAATGCAGGTGCGGACGGCCTCCCATGTCTCGGCCTCGGCAAGCGTCCACGAAAGCACCTTGCGCGAATAGACATCCTGAATACCGATCAAGATCACGCGCACCGGCGTCTCCGACCACGGTGCCCTCACAAACAGGTCGAGCTGGTGACCGTCGGTGTTGACGATCTCCATGGCATGCAGATGAGCCACCGTGCGCTTCTGCGCCGGGAAAAGCTGCTTTGCCTTGTCCTTGCCTTCGCGGGCAATGATCTGTGCGGCCTTTGGCACTTCCGCGTCCAGGCGGCGGCGCAAGGAACGCTCGGACGGGATCGGCGACAGGCTCTGGTCGCGGGCAACCATCATCATGCGGCGATAGCAGGCGCTGAACGAAGGGCGTTCGGGCCGCAGGAAGTCGGATTTCAGGATTTTCCACGCCTCGGGGTGGCATGGCGTGACCTCGGCGGCCTCTCCGCTGGCGCTGCCCGAGAATGACGGGGCGAGCGCGGCGAGCCAGTCCTGGCGGGAATGGCCTTCGACCATCTTGCGCCACTCGTAATAGGTGGCGGGCACGATGTCAGCCCTGCGGGTGGCGTGAGCGACAGCGTGTTTCATGCTGATGCCCGACGCCCGTAGTTCCTCAACTTCCGTCAGCACGGCGAAGCGGGTCTTGCAAATAGCTTTATGTGCGTCTGAAAGGGCCTCGAAACGGTCCCAAAGCATCTTCGAGAGTTTCGACGGGCGCGGATCGGTCGGCTCCGCATTGAGAAATGCGAGCTTCGCCTGCGCAACCGAAGGCAGGAAGGAATAATGGTACTCAAACCCGCCGCCTTGTCCGGCCTTCGGGCGGGCTTTCGCGGTGGATCGCACGCCAGAGCGAGCGATAAACAGTTCAAGCCCTTGGCGCGTGCTCGGAATACCCGGCAAAGCTGCCTGGGCCAATTCGGCGGATGTGAACCATTCTTTCTTCATTTGCGCACCCGACGAATGTGCACCGGCGTCGCCTGAAGAACTTTCAGTTCCTTGGCGAGCTTCCTTTGCTCCTGACGAATGCGGGACATTTCCGCGAGGCGGGCTTCATCACCTTCGAGCAGCAACAGACCGTCATCGGAAACAACGACATCCCAAAGCCAGAAGGCGTTGGTGGCGCGAACGAACGCCTTGAAGCGCGGCATGCTGATGTCGTGGGCGGTCTTGCTTTCGGCGGTATAGCTGTCGAGAGCCGACTTCGAGACCTTGTCGAGGCCGAGGTAATAGGCCATGCGCGCCGCGATCGTGTCGCGGTCGTACTGGCATTCACGGATGGCACGGGCCATTTCGCGTTTCAGCGTCGAACGGAAGCGGTCGATATCAAGACGTTCCGATGCAGAGCGCACCGGAAAAACTGTCTCTTTAAAAAAGTCCATCTGGTTGGGATCGCGTTTCGTGCTCATGCGGCCTCCTCGCGGATCGCAGCCATGAGGGCATCCGGCGTGTTCGACATGCCGATGTGCTCAAGGAAGCTGTCGCGGGTTTCCTCGCTCGCCTCGTCCCAGGCGGCGATCAGTTTGGTGAGGATGATGGATTGAGAAGCGGCGGGCGGCGTGTTGACCAGAACCGGGGGCTTGGTGAAAGCCAGAACCTTTTTCACATCCGGGGTGTGCTTCAGAGCGTCAGCCACCGCGACTTGGTCTTCGCGAGGGAGTTTTGCCAGAGCGAGGAGCTGTGACTGATCGTTCTCCGCAGTGGTGCCGCGTACCGCGTGCCTCAGCACCGGATCAAGGTTTTGGCCGATCCGCGACACGAGCTTATAGGTCTCAGCACCGAAGCCAAAACGCTCCTGAACCTTTTCGGACAGCGCCCGACCCTTGGCGAAAACAGGGTAATCGTTACCCTGTTTTTCGGGTCTGCCGCCCTTCGGATTAATCTTGCCGTGCTTTTCCTCCCACAACTCGCGGTACTTCATGACGAAGATGGCGCGGTCGAGTGCGTTCAGTTCATTGCGGTAGAGGTTCTCAGAGATTTCGAGCAACTGCGCTTCAACGGCGTCAGCCTTGACGACAATGGCATCGATCTCCGTCCAGCCAAGCAACGTAGCGGCGGTAGTGCGATAGCCGCCCGCCACCAGCGTGTAAGGAGTACCCTTTTTGGCGGGCGTCTTTCGGATCATGATCGGGCTGATCTGCCCGTGTTCAGACATCGAGGCGGCGATCGCCTCGGCATAATCCATGTCAATCGGGCGTAGCCGCTCACCGACATGGATGCTGGAAATGGTGGCGCGGATGAATTCAGCCATAAGAGGCTTCCTGTCCGGCCGAGGCCTCGTAGAGCATTTCCATGAAGGTGTCTTTGGCGCGGGCGGCGATGCGCTCGTAAGCCTTGTCAAAGAGCGGCTCGAAGCGCCGCGCCTCAACGACGCGGACAGCCTGCATGACGGTCCAGCGGGCAACGCCCAGGAGCACGACCAGGCGGCGGCGCGGTACGCCGAAATCGATATGCAGGACATAGATAGCCATCTGCCGTGCGAGCTTCGCATCGAACATTTCGGCAGGCGGGTTGATGATGTGGCGGAGTGGCAGGTGGTTGAAATGTGAGCGGCTGGCGCGGTAGCTGGCCGCCACCATCGCCTGCAAACGTTCTTCATCGGAATAAGGATTTACCATCGAAACCTCGGAGTTCGTCGCTCGGCGACGGCATTGCGGCAGATCGATGCCGGGGCGGTGGGGCTGGGGGTCGAGGCCGCCCCGGCATCTCGCGTCGCTCCCTGGGGGTAACAGAGCGACGGTTCGGGAAATCAGCGGGATTTGGCGGCGTCTGAGCGCACAAGGAGGCGGCAGAGCTCGGGCTGCATGTCCATCGTGAGGCAACCGACAAGCTTATCGTCGATATCTGCATCGCCTTCGCCAAGCAGCAGGTCGACGAGCTTGTTTCCAGCCGTCATATGAACATCGGCGTCCATGACTGTGGCGTCAGCTTCGGCGGCTAAAAGGTCGGTTAAAGCCTGTTGCAAGATCGTGTCGTCGAGTGTGATGGAGGCAGGGCTGTAGCCCGCCGCAAGCTTCGCCTCGTTGAGTGCATGGGCTGCGGCAACAATTGCGCGCGCCTGTTTTATCCGCAGGCCGGCTTCGCGTGCTGTCTCTGGGGTATTAGCGGTTTGCAGCTCGTTAAAATAGACGACTTCTGATGCCGAGGGTCTGCCCTTTCCCAGATCGCGAATAAAGCAGTCCACAATGGTGTCCGCCGGATGCGGGCGGTCGATCAGGCCGTTTTTGACACGTTCGTGCCAGTGGGCGAACTCGTCAAAAGTCGGTCCCTCGACGTTGCGCTTTTTCACCGCGTTTCCGAAGAAGTGGTAGGCCTCTCTGGTAGACTGCCCACGCTCGACGATGTTGTCGAAGGTGGTAATCACAAGGTCTTTCACCCGCGACGGGACACGGTCGAAGAAGGGCACGGCGACGTGATTGCGAACTGCTACGCTCATAGAGCTGCTCCATAGTGTTTGAGGATGGTGAAAAGGACGGCCGAAACGCCTGCGAACGCAGGACTAAAAATCAGCAGGGTTTCGGCCCACCGGCACACGCGCGAGTGCGACGGAATGAAAATCGGGGTGTCGAAATTGGCATGCGGTTTCGTCATTGTGGGGCGTCTGCTGATCGGCGATTGTCGGGGTGTGGAGCGGTTGAGAGATTGGGTCTGACAGCCGGGGCGAATGATCGCCTTGCACCCGATGTGCGGCAGGCTAGAGCAGCAATCCCGAACCGTTCCACGCTTCATGCTGCGGCTTGCTCCGCTTCGGTGGCGCGGCGGCCGTTCCGGTAATTCTCCGATGGCTGCGGGCTAAGCCTGCGACCATCGGGCATGTAACGGGAGAACCAGAGAAGGTGCGGCCGGGTTTTCAGGGCCGCAGCGATGGCACGTTCACCGGCCGCGTGCGGCTCATGAACGGCGTTGCCGGCGGTGCCGGTGGGCAGGCAATATTTCTTGTCGATCTCGGCAAGCGTGATTTTGGCTACGATGAGCTTGCCTTTAATCCGGGCAATTTCTTCCAGCCGAAGGCGTTCGGCACGGCTCATCTTGCCGCCGTCAGAGACACGGTGCATAAAGGATTCCTTCCAGAAGGGAGGCCCTGACCGGCCTCCTTTTTTGGGGTTATTAATTCTGCGAACACAGAAAGGATTAAACCAGAAATTCGGTTTTGTAAACTGGATTATTGGTTTAATGGGAAAGTTATTGGCTAGACCTGAAGCGAAACCGAAAACGGCGCTCGCTGAGCGTTTGCGCGACCTGCGGCGAAAGCTCGGCGATCCGGAAAGAGACCTGTTTGCGGAGCAACTCGGCGTTAGCAAAAATACGCTGGCTTCCTATGAACGCGGGGAAACAGAGCCAACGGCTTCCATCCTAGACGCTTACCGACAGAATTTTGGTGCGAGCGTGCTTTGGATCGTGACGGGCCAAGGTGACATGTTTTCCGAATCCGCGACTGTGACCGAGGGCGTCGATATGGTGGAAATACCGCTGTACGACGTTCAAGCGGCTGCTGGCGCGGGTCTCATTCCAAAAGACGATGGTCTGCATAACTCCGTGGCCTTCAGCCGCGCCTTCCTGCGGAACATCGGCGCAAAGCCTGAGAATTGCATTATGCTGGAAGCCAAAGGCGAGAGCATGCTGCCGACCATTCCAGACGGCGCATTTATGATCGTCGATCAAAGCAAGACCGACATCGTCGATGACCAAGTTTTCGTGTTCCGCGTGGGACCTGGCATCAAGGTAAAGCGTGCAAACTGGCGCATGGACGGCTCGCTAGAACTAAGGTCCGATAACGAACAGAATGGCTATCCCAAAGAGGTCATCGGCGAGGACGTAGCAGATGATCTTTCCGTCATCGGCCAGGTGCTCTCTCTTCTTCGTCGAGCATAAATTAGGAATCACTCAAAGGTGGCATTGACTCATTTTGCAATGAGAACAAAATAGGAACATTAGTAACGCCGAAGATGAGGTAAAGGGTATGGCGCTAGCTGATAAGTTCGTTGTTGTTCCATTCGCGGAGCGGAGACCTGAGATGGTGAATGTGGATTGGAAGCTTGCGCCGAAAAACGCCCGGTGGTGGGCCGTCGATGCCAACGGTGAAGCGCACTGGTTTTGTGAGCCGGACATCGCGGCATTTACTGACTTCTGGTTTTCAGAGCCGATCGGCGCACCTTCATTCGGCTTCGACGGCGACTGGAGATCGAGCTTAACAGAGCGTCCGTCACGGTTTGGCCTGGTGCGGTAA